TTCTCTTACGCGGTTGCTCGCTTTTAACACTCTCTATTTTATTTGCCTGCTCTGTCATAACATAATCCTCTTATTATTCTTGCATACTTGCAATATCTTTAATGTATTGTTCTTCGGTCATAATGCCCCCGCGAACAAATTGATTCATTATACTAACTTGATCAGGAGTCAGATCAGCTTTGCTGAAAGAATTCGTAGCACCTTTATTGTTTGATCCTTTATCAACAGGAGAAACAGGTCCAATGGGCTTCTTTACAACAGTAGTGCTTGTATCAGATTTAGTTGGCGAGAACTTTTCTGGAAAAACTTCCTGAACTTTCTGCCGTACTAATGCATAAATCCGCGGAAGAGGGGCTCCAACATAATTCTGCGCTACACTATCTGCGAACTGTGCCATCTCATTATCTTCCAAGTACCATTGGTTATCCTGAATCCATTCATCATATACAGGATTTTCAACAGCACCAGACTTGCTACTATCATTCATTTTTGGTGCAGCAAGATCATTTTTCTTTGCCTCGATCTGGGCATCCAACTCTTCGACCTTATCAACATCAGCAAGTTCAATTGCAGACTTGCGTTCCTTCTTAAGGGTTTCTATTTCAGCCGTTAGTTTTTTAACTTCAGTCTGATAGACTTTCTCATTGTGTTCCTTCAATGCATTTACAGATGACTGAACAGCACTAAGATTTTCCTTTAAGTCCTTATTGTGCTTACTCATTGCCTTCTGAATGTCTTTTGACCTCAGAATGTATGTGACTGCATCAACTGCATCTTCACCTACATGATCAGCACGCCAGCCAAGTTGTGAAGCAAGTTCTTCTACAGAAGGAGCAATCTTGGTTTGATCAGAATCAGCATTACCATTAGGGGTTTTAATTTGATTGGAAGATTGATCATCACCAGAATTGATAGCCACAACAGCAGACTTAATAACTTTGTCAATAACTGCTGTTGCTTCTGTAGAAGAACCATTCGTTTCTGCACTTGCAATAATGTCTTGCACAAATTCTTCTGCCATAATAACACCTATTTAAAAGAGTAATCGAGCCAAAACATCATTGTCATTAATCAATACATAAGATTCGTCATCCTTCCCGCTCATAGATACACCAGCATAACGGGAGTAACTAATCTTATCGCCGACCTCTGCCCAGGCAACTCCGTCATCAAGGTCTTTCCAGGCAGTTGGGCCGATCGCAATCAAAGTTCCGACTGTGGCTGCTTGCTGTTCCTTTTCCAGAGTTGTTTGTGGCAGATAGATTCCGCCCTTAGTCTTTTCTTCAACCTTCTCAGGAAGTACCAACAAGTGCCCGCCAGTCGGTAAGATACCGGATTGATTAATATCATTAATGTGTTCGTCACTCATAATTATTACCCTTTTAAATAATTGTTATTCTCAATAACCACTTATTTCGTCAACTTCATTCTCTACAGAATCACCTTCAAAAGAAATATTCAATATTTGATCAAGCCCTTCAATATTTCCAACTACTCTGTTTGTCATGCCGTGAGTATCATAAGCATTTTGACCAATAGTATTTCCATTAATTAACTTACTTTCCATAACCTTACGAACTTTTCTAAGTTCTGTAAGAATCTCTCTTGTGACTGCATTAGTTTTCCACTCTTGGAATTGTTCACTGGTTAGCATCTTGATATCCTTAATCTTGATTAACTTTCTCCAATTCTTTCTTTCGCTTATTTGCAGCAGTTGTTACATTCCCAGCATAAAAAACATTCTTGTCTGAAGCATCATCCTTGTTTTTACCAAGGCCAAGTGCACGTAAAAAAGAAAACGTGCTCTTCTTTTTCTTTCCTAATTCATCCATCAGCTTTCTCCATCAGTTTATTACTACAAGTCAGTGTTATTGTGCCTGCACCCAAATGACCTATTCCGAAAGGCATTGCATGAATAGCACAAACAGTACCATAAAGAACATGCCGATCTGTACAAGTATCTTTTTTGATACAATCTCCCTGACCTTCAGGTGTTGCTGACGGATAATTACAACATGGTGTTACGAGTGAATATGACATATTATTCTCCTTTGTCTAATCCATACTCTTTTTTCATAGTATTTTCCTTTAATCCACCAGGTGCCTTACCTAAACTTTGCTGAGATCTTCCAAGCTCAAGTTGTCCAGAAATTTGCTTATCTTTAAGAGCTAAATCTATAGCATCATTGTCCATGTCTGCAATTGTCTTTTCTTGCTCAAGTTGTTTACCTGGAATCTCTGTCATAATCTGCTGAGTTTCTGCATTCAACTTAGCGACCTTCGCACTCAGCTCTGCAATCTCAGCCTGGAGTTTTTGCATCGCTAGTTGTTCAGCAGGATCAGATTGGTCTTCAGCAGGAAAGAATCGCTCAACATCTTCAATATCCAACGCAAGTAAGTATTGTCGCAAGATTTCCTGATCATTTAATCCTTGCCCTCGCAGCTCTAGCATAGCTTTTGCCTTGAGCAATCTCTGCATCATTGTGGTGCTGTTCGGATCACTAACAGGCACGACATCGAAGTCTGCACTAGAGAAGTCAGCTTGAACAATTGCCTGCTGATCATCCAGGACAACACTATATGTCATTTGGTCTAGATAAAGAGCATTAAGCCGTCTTAACTTTATGAACTCTTTATATTGGCTACGATAAAGTCTCTTATGAATTGCACTATAGACTTGCAGCCCTTGTTCAATTAATGCAAGTACAGACTCAGCCGGAACATTCGCGCCTGGTGAATTACCAGCCAGAATCTCTGTCATGCCGGCAAGTTCTTTACCACTCTCGATTAAAAGTCCGAGCAATTGGAAAAGAACATTACTTGGCTCACGCACTGGCATGGGGAAGATGTTCTTACGAAGATCGTCACCAGTTGCATCGACAGGCTTCCATTCTCCAGACTTGACCTGAATTGATTTGCCTCTGCCGAGCTTAAGACCTCTTCCCAGGAATCCGCTTTGACGATTTGATAATGTTCCGGCATCGAGAAGCTGATTAATAACTGTATTTATGGCTGAGTTGCTGCTCATCAACAGTGAGCCAAACCCCATGCCATAAAAGCCTCCATCAATCGCAGGCATGAAAATAAAGCGAGTAAAATACTGTTCAGGGATGATCTTAACAATCGGTCCGTCTGGATCAGTTACTCCGCTCTCATCAGACTTGCGAATAATTCCATCCGTGGCAAACCGAGGAGAGATTCTTACTAACTTCTGTGATTGCTCGTGAACAGTTACTACATATGGCTCTTGATAGCCATCACCATCTAGGTCATACCAACGATGTTGTTCAAGGAACAAATGTGGAGTATCTTCATCTACATCTGCGGTCTTATCGCTGGTAGCCTGTCCAAGAGTGGCTACATCAAACTTTATAAAGATCCCAGAGTTGATGCGTTCAACAATTTCATTGTGGTACAAATAGATTCGATGTGTAACTCGTGGAGCCCGTTCCAGTGCTTCGGCAAAGTAATTTACAACCAGATCATCAGCGAAGACTATCTGAGATACAGACTTCCGTTCAATCGAATCAAAGTAACTCTTTTTGAATACACAACCGATTGCAGGCAAAGTAAAAAGTAACTGATCAACTCCTTCTTCCCAATCTTCCATTAGTGAAAGAAGTTGAAAAGACATAAACTGAGAAATTCGTTGAGCTTTATCAAACTTAACATTGTCAGGATCAGATCCAACTACCTTACCTTTGACAACCTCATTTCCTTTGATAAGCTCTGGATATGCTCTGGCAGCAAACTGGATACAAGCATTAATTATTAATGGGTACTTAACATTCGCAACAACTTCGCCTGCATAGACTTTCTTCTTTACGAGCAGCTTAGCCAGATCGATGATTTGCACATTGAGTGCTTCCCATTCTGTGCGGCTAGCAAGATCGAGCTTATAACCCTCAAGTACTTTGGTTGTAATATCTGCTAAGGTTTCCTTATTTTGTTTATCTGCCAAGTTGGTGATAAGTACAACTGCTTCAGCACGAAGAGCTTCCTTTTCTACAAGTGCAGTAGTCAGTGGGTCTGTCTGAACGGGAGCTATAATATCTTCGATGGGTTCTTCAGTTGCCCAAAATGGAACTTGGCCCATGAGACTTGCTTGTTCAGTGTCTGGAAGATTAGTACCGGTATTTAAAGTGGAGTTGGTTCGTGTAGGCAGCTTCGCTGCTTGACCAGCTATAATTGCATTCGCCATAGGCGTAGATGGATTGCCTGGATCAACAAGTTCCTCTACAGGAAATTCAAAACCATTATTAGCCATTATTAATTTCCTGTAAGTTAATCTGCATCCGTAGGTTTGAGTCTAAAGAGAGCAAGTAAAAAGTATCAAGTAAAAGAATATCAATTAAAAGAGTGTAACGTGTAGGCGACTTCGTCGCTTGCAATACCTACTTAAGTTATTAATATCCTGTAACCAGACTTGCTTCTTGGTGATTGTAAAGTTCACTTTCTTCCCACGCCTGAAACTCCCAATATGGCTTTGCAACTGCTCGCTTCAAGCCAGACATAATCAGATATCTAGTACAGTCCATAAGATGATCACGATCTTTAACTATCTGCCCATTCTCATCCCGTCGGTAAATGCGAAACTCACTAAACCAATTAACCAGCGAACCAAATACTTTTAGTCTGTTGGTACTAAGCATTTGCCACACAGCATACAGACCGGCTTCGACTGATTTGTTAGCATTCTCAAGGTCAAGTCCTAACCCAAAGTATTGTTCAAAAAGTTGCTTTCCGTCATCCTGGGAGCGTCCATGCGCAGCTGAATCAACCACGCCTGGAATCCAATTTCCACGAGCCTTGATTGCATCCGCATGGATTAGTGGCAACTGTTGGCCCTGATAATATTCGGAATACAAGTAAGTTATGTTGCTGGTCGGATCTGTAGCTGCCCAAACAGTTGCAGTCTTCTTCCAGCCAACATCCAACGCATAACAGCGGAGCCAATGATCGGGAATAGGGAAGTCAGCGACAGTGATATTACTTTCGAGGATTGGATAAATTGCACCAGCACCTAACTGCGGTACGCCCTTCGATCTGGCATCTCGTTGGTGAGGAGGTAAGGCTGCCCAGAGTTTATCTTTCTGTTCTTTGGTAAGGTGTGGAGCATCATCCCATGTAGCTTGTATAAGGAACTTGCTACCTTCTTGATTATCTTCAATCTTTCCGTTTGGCATGAACTGAAGAACAGTATCAGTTAGGCCTTCTAACGGAGTGAATGTAAGCATGATTAGACCATTCGTCGTCATGGTCCGAGTAATACATTCAGTATAGATGGGCAATGGACATTCTTCGTCCAGCCATATTAAGTCCTGCTCAGTTCCTTCAAAAGACTTGCGACCTTCAGCGTAAGACTTGATCTTAATTCGAGATATGCCACCAGAGATATGCTTAACTAAGATCATGTCTATGGCATTGGCAACTCCGCCGGCCTTTGGAGATGTCTTTATGATGTACTTTTCTGGGATAAGTCCAGTACCGTATTCCTCAGGATTGCCAATGAGCTTATACTGAACGATATCTCTGGCAGTTGTACTGGTCGTTCCACAGGCCCAAATAGAAACTGGTTTGGTGAAACGCTTGCCAGTCCACCAACTTGGATAGCGCCCGGTTGCATGTAGGGTTGTTTCGTATGCACCAATCCCCTCGGACTTTCCGATGCGGTTTGCAGCCATGATACAACGTTCAGAAAAATCTGCGCCGGCTGCAAAGAACTGCATGTGCTTAGGATAGTTATCTCGACTTAGCGGACCGTCATCTGGATAGTATTGGGTAATCTTATTTTGCTTGATTCGGATGTTCTTGGCTTGCAATAGTTTGAGGTATTGCTCTTTGCGGTCTCTATCAAGGTGGGAAAGATCCATCATTATGACCTTTTAATATTGTGAAAGGGGTCAAATGATAGGTCTTCTAAAATTGAGGTGTCTTCCATCAGAAGAGGTTCTTCAAAAGATTCGTCAGGAATAAATAGGCCTTCTTGTTCTTCAGCACAGAACAAATCTTCCAGAGATAAATCATCCTCGTTAGCAGGCGTCGTGACAACAGCATGATCTGAAGCAAGAGGAATGGTCGTAAAGGAGAGGTTTTGTCGTAAGGACTTTTTAATCTCTGGAAGATTTTTACCACCTGTGCGATTAATAGCTTCTTCTATGGCTGCTATCTCAGCATCAAGTTCTTCATCAGTTTTGGTTTGCAGAGTCATGTCGATGTTCAATCGATCGGGAGCCTTATAACCATTGCGATCGAGAACATCTTTGGCTGCATTAAACTGGACGGAGGCTGGAACAGATTTGCGTGAACCAGAATTGAGAAGGTGCTCGAAGGTTGCGAGTGCTTCTTTGTTAAGGCTGACTAACTTTTTACGAACATCTAAAGTTGCTTCGTGTGCTCTGTCTTGAAGGCCATTTAAGTAGGCTTGCCCAAGAGGTGAGCGAAGAATGGTCGATACGGATGATTGTGCCATGCCAAGACGCTCAGCGATTTCCTGATTCTTATATCCATTAAAGGCCATCTGGATAATGTTGCGGTGCTGAGATTTTAACTCTTTCAACATGGTTGGCAGCTTTACAGGTGAAATAGGTTAAATGGCTGTTGTGAACCTTTTGGAATTGTCCTATAATAATGTGACATATTATGGTGGAAAGTGCAACATTAAAATGCATAAGGACTTAATTTTCCTGCTTTTTCCATAATGCCGGCAATCATATTGAGCCTCCTATAATATATAATGCCTGTCTGTTAGTTAATGCTCATAGTTCTGCTAATAGTGACAAGTTGAATGCTTGTATAATTAAAATTGTTCCCTGACTGGCTGTTCATAAATGAACATAGCTATTGAGGTGGGCAAGGTTGGTGAATGTCCGGATTGACGGCAATGTGAAGTTGATTATTTCTGCAACTCTATATAGAAAGCCTAATCCACTACAGAGGGATCGAGGCATCCACACATGGGCAGGTCACACACAATAATAATTGTTCCCGCGACATACGTCGCAATCATAAACAAGATGTACCAGGCAAGCAGGTGATCAATATAAAATTGTGGGCCTGGCAGACTGGAGAATAATTCAACATGATAGTCCTGACAACCTTGGCAACAATCAAACAAGTTGCACTAGGCTATATTGACAATGACCAGACAAGTTGTACCAGGCAGAATGGGTAACAGAATAACTCTTGACAACCTAAACATGGTGGGCTATTGTAATTAGGAAAGGCAATACAAGTAGAAAATGAATCAAGGTGGAAAATAATTCTTGACATACCTTTCCACAGGTGATAAACAGTAGTTGACAGGCTGGAAATGGTTCTAGCCACAAGTAGTCTAACCATCATAAAGGAGTTTTATCATGGCACAGTCAATATTCGTAACACTGGACACTCTCAAGACGGAAACCTCAGTCCCGGTAGTTGGAAGCATGGTACAGCACACTTTGCCACGGAGTATCTTTCCGACTAGTGAACAGTTTGCAGATGAACAGAAATTGGTAGCTTGGGCAAAGGAAAGCGGCTGCCTGCATGCCTGTTTGCAGAAAGGTGTCCAGGCCAAACTTATTGATGCAAGAGCAACTTTTAAGGCAACCAAGAAAGGGGCAGAATGGTCGCCTGAGCTTGGTCAAAGCAATGTCGATGGTATGAAGTGGGAAGCTGCGGAAAGACCTGCATCGGCAAAAAGTGATGAGCAGAAAGCAATTGAAGCTATGTCCAAACTGACGCCGGAACAACTTGCGGCAATTATCGCAGGTATGGGTAAATAACAATTATCAAACAATCAATATCGGGCATGATCATAACGATTGTGCCCGAACAAACCTTGAGGATAACATGAAAATTTCCAAACTCTCAAAAGACGTAAGCTACGGAATTACGTTTGCTAAGGCGATTAAGTTAACTTCTGATCGTGAGGAAATGAAAGTAGTGCGATGTATATTATGTCAGGATTGTCATAATGTTGGCAGAGTCTTGCAATATCTTGGCCTCATGCCTGAACGCTATAACAAGGCCATTCAAACTGGCATCTGCATTGAGCTGACTAGATAACCTAAAAGGACAATATCATGATTAACTCTTACGGACATGGCTGCAATGAATTGCCTGACTGGATGAACAAAGAATTATCCAAACTTGAAAAGGAATATCCTGATTGTATTAATCGAGATGATGTAAAATGTCTAGAATGGTCGGACATAGAAATATTTGTACTTTTAGTCCATTATGATTTTTCAGACTTTATCATGACGTTTCGAGTTAATACCAATTATGATGACCTGCCTAGAGTAGTTAGATGTGATATGTAACTAATTACTAATTAGCAAAACTTATAAAGGCCATTCAGATTTGTTCTGTTTGGCTTTTTGCGTTTAGTCCTCTTGCTAATGCCTAACAAACTGAATAATGCCTAACAGACTGGATTGCATGATTAGTAATTAGATGATGGTTGTATGGACGTTCGATGGTGAACAGGGTTTACAGTGTTTGCATGGTTTACATAGTTTGCCCAGAGCCAGGGATAAATAGTACCACATAGTAGGATATCCATAAAAAGCCCTACAATGCCCGGAAAAGCATCCTTCTCGATATGGCTACCCACATAGCCCCACCGCTATAAAAGCCCTCTATAGCCCTTCTAGGACCATTCCTGGCAATATCTATCACAAGATAGCCAACAATAAGAAATTGCCTGTGTACAAGGTAAACAGGTGGGCATAATGCAAACAAGAAGTAAACACAGGAAAACACTATTAAACACAAGTAAACAAGTAGGCAGGTAAACAAGATAAATCTAGTAATAACAGGTAGTTAGCTTGTTTGCAGGTTTGCAAAGAGTAGACAAGGGGCAAACTTGTAAACCGTAATAATATCAGGTAGTTACGCCTGTTTACCCAGGCTTACAAGTAAACCCTACCCCCGTCACAGGAGAGGGAGAGGGGTACCTATTTTAGTATTTAATTTTTTTATTAAATAGATGTACTTAAAGGGGTTTGCAGAGAGGGGGGGTAGGTTTACTTGCATACCCTAGTAAACGCGATAATCTTCAACAATATCACCTGTTTATCCTGTCTACCCCTTGTTTACCTTTCGCAAACAATGCCCACATGCAAACCATAATTCCCCAACAATATCAGCCACTTACCTGGCTTCGCCAGTCATTTGTTTACCTTGTAAACACAAAGAAAACCCTTGCAAACCCTTAGCAAACCTTGTATACTACCTGCTAATACCCGGTAAACCATGCAAACCGGTAAACCCTACACCGCAGCACTTGACAACCTCGGCTACGCCGAACAACCTCAACAGGAGCAATCACCATGACAAACAAAAAACTTACTACAACAAAAGAAATTGTCGGCATTGAAATCTCTCACAATTCTAACGGAGTAAACATTTTTCTAACCTTTATTCCGCACGAATACCAGCACATTCACATAGACAGAGACAATAGTGTCGAACTTTGGTTAAATGAACAAGATCTATGGGAAATGGTTAAAAATAAGACAACGTCAGTTCTTTAATCATCCAATAGCTCACAAAGACCTTGCTATGTCTATAAACTAGCAATCTTCTAATAAACTTAAAAGGAGCATCCATCATGTCAAACCCTACCGTAAGTTTTCGTATCTCCGATTATCACCTTGCCAGAGGATTAAGAGCTATCCGAACTATTGAGCCGAACTGGAAATTAACCACACCAGCCGAACTGATCAGAACAATCTTTAATGATTACATAGCAAAATCAGAATTTAGCAACAATAGTCCATTAAGCGTAACTCCAGAACTTCTTGAAGAGATTGCCCTGGCAAGAATGGGAATGATCAAACAGCCAGGACAAAATAACAATCTTGCACCACTCCCACAACTTGGACAAGCAAACAAGCCAGCCTGGCAAATAAAAAAAGAACTTGAAGAAGAAAAGATATTCATGGCCATCAAGCAAGAACATGCACAAAAGAAAGAACTGTCAGAAAAAGAACTAGCCGAACAAATCAGTTTAGCTTTTCAAACAGGTCAAAGACTCCCCAAACCGTCAGAATTTCATGATCCAAACAACACCGAGTCAGAAATATCCACCGTAACTGACTTCAGCCCTCCGAAAGATTGGATTGATAGCGAGGAATAGACACAACTAATGAACGGGCATAACGTGACGGAATTACACAGTTTTTTCCGTTATGCCCGTTGCAACGTCCACAACACGCTACACGCTACGTTTCTCGCCGGCCATGCAACCGTACCAACCCGGACGCCACGGCCCGCCACGGCGATCCTACGCCCTTCCTGGCCCTATCCAGCCCGACCACCATACTATATACACGCCACCGACCAACTACCACAACGTAGCACACGCAACAAACGTTTACGGTACACGTGTTTTCCTGTTGACAAACCCTATTGTATACGGTACAATAACACAAGATACAGCCATACCCTTTCACCAGGCAAATACGCTGCAAACTACAAAGCACTCAACAGTCAAAGGAACAAAAACTATGAAAGCAACAAACAAGGTAGAAATTGTAGTAGACGATAACGGCACCTTAAAAACTATTACCTTTCATGGAAGTCTTGAAGCCCTTATAGCCTGTTTCTACAAAGATGGCTTCATCACAAAAACAGAGTTCGAACAGTTCAAGGAAAGGTCTGAAAAGGATAAATAATAACTATGCCTGAATTACACTAGCTTAGTTTAATATGTGTAATGCAAGCATACCAGGACAAACTTGACTATCTAAAACGACTGCCTAATCATAACGTCTGGGTAATAGCCAAAGAAGATTATTAATCACCTTCAAGATAGGAGAGCATCAAATGAAACCATTTCCATGTAATTTCTGCCATCAGCCAACCTTGCGTATCTGTCGAGACACCAGACTTAAAAATGATTTAGTTAATTGTTGCAAAGACTGCCAGGCAGAGCAAAACGAAAAGAAAGAACACATAACAATTAGTAGTGTCTGCAAAGAAGATAAGGACTAACTTATGAACACAACCTTCTATTATGGCCTTATCCCAAGTGAGCTATTTCACCTGCAAGAGCAATGCACAATTTGGTTGCCTGAAACCCAGCCACTTGAACAAGCAATTTGGAATCCTAGCCAGATCATTGCAACCTGCGATCTGAGCTACCTATTCCAAATCTCTGAAATGATCCAAATCGGAACCATCACACCTAGTGAAATCATTTGGATTGAAGTAAAGAACCAAACAGCAACAGGTTACATATTTGGAAACGACGGCAAGATTGCAAACTTTTTCAGAATTAGCTAACCAAACCAAGCAACGAAGTTGCCCGCTTGTAAACATCATCCATAAGGAGTTAACGTTCATGCCATACACCACTCACAACTATCGAACCAAGAAAGAAATTAAACTTGCCCTAGCAGCCGGCCAGAAAATAACTTGCTTTCAGCCAGGACCATTTGGACCTACCGTACCTGCCAATGGTACCATCTATTTAGAAGGCCCTCACTATCCGGAGCCCCACAAATGGTACGGCCAGGGCCAGATGAAGGACGGCCAGCTGGTAAGTATTAAATAACTTTCAAACCAATCAAAAAGGAGAACATCATGAATAAGCAAAGCTACGAAATTCAATCCGATTATTTATGCAAATGTGGAAAACCAATTAAAATGAACCTCTTTAGTAAGAAAAATAGCAAATCTCTTCTCTGCTACAAGTGTCACAGAATTTCAATCGGAAAGCCACCTTATCATGTACCGTGAAGAAAAAGGCTTGATGCAGGACTGCCAGTACATAACTAGATTGATTGCCTAATCACCAGGTCAAAGCCATTAAATTATAAAGGTTTTGACCTGGTTATGAGTTAGTCAATTTAACAACCTCAACAATGGAGATTATAATGAAAAAGATTAAAGCAAAGCCAATTACAAAATATTATCAAAATGAAAAATACATTTTTATTAATGGCTTAGCAAATGTTCCAAATATGCGTGATAAAAATGGTAAAAATTATACAATAACCCTTACAGAATTTAATGCCTTAAGCAAAATAAAATGAAATTATAAACAATTTTAATCAAGGAGACAAACATGAAAACTAACCCAAGCAACAATAAGAATCATTTCACACCTCTTGAGTCCATGCATACTGAGTCAATTTGCCTTGGAATTCTTTGGACACTTGGTGCAATAGCCATAGTTAGCCTGCTTATATTCTTTGGAATTAACGAAGTAAAGGAAGTATTTCAACCAATTGTTGAGGCTCTACAAGTGAATACACACAGCAAGTAAAAAGTAATCTATATTGCCAAATGTTTAGTTTAGCTGTTCACTTATGAACGCCCATTACAAAAATTCGCACCTTGGAGGACATGCTACAATTATGAAAGGCAAAACAATTCGTTTCTACAACAGATTTGGAACCCATATGGGCTGGAAATATCTTGCTAATGTAACATACTTTGAATTGATTAACTGGCTCAAAGCTGGCAATACAATAAGATTTCAAAAACAAACACTGACTAAGGAATCTCACAGCAATGAAATCTTTGCAATCTTACGGAGATCATAACCATGAAAAAACTCTGTCCAGTTTGCAACACCATCAATGAAGCAATAGGCTTCAATCTAAGCGAAAAAGAAATTCATAACATTAGTAAGATTGGATTGTCAGAACAGCTTTGCAAGACCTGCTACCAGAAAGAACTTGCAACCAGGTTAGCCTCCACCAAAGCTGAACTCATCCCACTGAATAAGGAAAAAGAAATTACACAAACTGCTTACCATAAAGCCTATGAAGCCTGGAAAGACATCGCCAGCATTTATCAAGCTATCGACTATAATCTCAACATGAATAAACATGCAATTAAAATGAAAGAATCAACCAAGATAAAAATACCAAAAACTAGCGAACCAGTCAACATTGAGCTTCTTTGCCAGCAGATTCTTGCCACCCTAAGTAAAGAACAACAACAGGTGATAATTCAAACCTTTAAAGCAACTCAAACTATTGGGAACTAACAATGTCAAGTCCAATCATAACATTTCGTCTCACTCCCCATCAACTTGCTCACGGCCTTCAGATTGTCCGCAGCCTGGGGCCAAACTTCCAGCTTACAAGTCTTAGCCAACTAGCCAAGATCATCTACACAGATTACCTGGCAAAAATGACCCTCAGCCAAACAGATGAAGTTTCTCCAGACATTATGCAAGAAATCCAAGTTTTTATCCTCAATCCCAGAAAGAAAGAAATCAACTTGGCATCTTTAGCCGATGAAGAAAAAGGAGTTCAACTATGAGTAAATCCCGTGTAGTTTCAACTCGCATGACCATTAATGACCTTGCCAAAGCACGTGACGGCCTACTGGCTAAGGGCATCGATCCATCTGACTTAACAACAACTAGTCAGCTTATCAAACTTACTTTCTACTACGGAATCATTTATCTTTGCCAAGATCCAAAATCTCCACCAAGTCAGGAATCTACAGATTTTATACGGCAGAAATTCAGCAAGACAAGAGTAACCAGAGGACTTAATTTGAATGATCTGGAATAAAGGAGATATCATGTTTAACTTACCCATTTATGCATCAATTGGTAATTGGATATATAAAATCATTAACTTTCTTATAAAAATCGGACTTATATCTTTATGCGGGTTTTGCATCTATCTAGGATATAAATTCATTAAATTTTTAATTAATGTTTAACATACTTATTAGGAGAATAACTATGTTTGAAGAAAAAAAGATTAAATACTTTAATGGTTATACTGTCTTTGATGCAATTGTAATTTCTTGTGTAAAAGATGTCGGCATCAGCATTGTACAAGAAAGTAATCAGGAAAAATTTCTTCTTTGTCAAAATATGAAAAATTCTCCAAAATTCTTTCCAGGAAGAGGAGAAATAACTCAGACAAGAAAAACATTTACAAAGATTCGGCAAATGATAATAAATGGTTATGTAGATGGGACTGTTTTAAATGGATCAAAAGATCCAGGCGCAACTAAATGTCCATTTGGAAATTAATATTATGAAAAACCTCCCTCACTATAAAACCCCAACTAACTTTCTTTGTCCAGCCTGCCATCAGCCCTGTAGCATAATTGCCTTAGACGATTCATTTAGCTATTCTGGCACTCATTGTACAGCTGGTCAAGCTGGCATACACTATCCATCCGACTATGGATCGCCTGTAACTGATTGCTGCGAGGCTGACGTGCCAGATGCTGAAATGGATGCACCAGATTATTATGATTACGGAGAGGATTAAATCATGGTAAGAAAACAACGTGAAGATTTTGGTAATGAATATGCATATGAAATGTACTTAGATAAAATTATCAAAGATCTTGTTGAAGCTTTAAAACCCTTTGCAGAAAAGCCATCAATTAGCCATGATCGTTTTCATTGTCATTTTGACATTACTACAAAAGAAAAATGTGGTAGATGTTCCAGGGCATTTGCAGCTTATTATGCAATTAAACAAGTTAATGAGGACTAGCTCATGGTAATGAAATACAAAGGTAAAACTCTTACCACTGAACAAGAAGCTCATGTTAACACCATTCTTGACGGAAACAATTATGCGATCCAGGCACCTCCTGGAAGTGGCAAAACCTTCTTGTTGCTTGCAATGGCGCGTAAAATGTCAGGATACGGCTTGTCAATCTCATTTAACAAACTTCTCGCTCAAGAGGCATCCACCAAGTTTTCCAGCAACATAATGTGCAAGACTGGCCATGCGTTAGCCTACGGAGCATTCGGCTACAAATACAAGAAGAAGCTCAGCAAATTGACAGGCAAACAACTGGCTGATAATTTCGATATCGGCGAGTGGCAACTATACAATAGTCCAGCCAACAAAGGATACTTGATTCTCAATACGATTCGCAAATACTGCTACTCTAGTGACGAAGTTATTCAGTACAAACATTTGCCAAGATTAACAATTCTTCAGGATGCTGACCTGGATATTATGCGTGAAAACATTGCCCATATGGCAAATACCATAATCACTGGTTACTATCCATATCAGTTTGAGTACGTACCATTTCATGGCAACGACGATGTTACCTCATCTATTCATTATGAGCCCTTACCAGCTGTAGATGCAATCCTATGCCGGACAAACAAAGGCATTATTGCAGAAACCATAGAAGCGCTTGGCAAAAATCTATCAGTCCACATCCTTGGTGGAACACAACAACTTACATATCTTATCAATTCTATAATTCAGCTAAAATTGCAGGGATACTCAAATCATCCAGACTTATTCCTTTTTAAGAACTTTATCGATCTTGTTGAATATTCCAATTCTCCAATGGGAGGAGATATTAAACCCATCCTAAAGTTAATCGAACTCTATGGCCGAGAAAGATTGCTAAGTATACTTGAATCAACTGTAGAAGATCCAAACGAAGCTGACGTGACCATAACTACTGCACATAAAGCAAAGGGTCTGGAATGGTCTAGAGTGAGGCTGGCCAATGATTTTAAAGTTCCGTCCGATCAAGGGAATCCCACAACTGAAGAAACCAACATATTGTATGTAGCAGCCAGTCGAGCACTTCACCAACTCGATGTAAGCAAATGTGAAGCTTGCTGGCCTTACACTTTTGACAAAGCTCGAAAGGTTGCCTATGAACAATGGCAAGTAGATCAAATGACTGAACGAGACACTAATACTATGTTTAAAGAAGTTGTTAGTAAACATATCAATGAACTTGAAAATGATGTTAAATTTTAAAGAGGTTTCATATGTTAATTAATTTTAATTTAAACGACTATGTTTTTATTAAACTAACTAAAATTGGAAAAGAAGAGCATAAACGTCAACATGATGAGCTAAATAAATCTTTGAAAAAACCACGTTCATATAATCCACCAAAAGAAGATGTTGATGGCTGGAGTAAATGGCAATTACATACTTTATTTAATTATTTTGGTCATATGATTTATTTAGGATGTGATCCACCTTTTGAAACTACCATAAAACTTGAATTTAATGAGGTTAAATTATGAACAAACGTCAACTCAAGAAAATAATCACCCTATATCGAGAAGGCTTATCTTGTGAAATCTGCATAGCTGTTATTGCGGATCTAATGCGAGGGAAAACGCCATTAGAAATTGGAAATGCAATTCATACTTTCTACGAATTGATATTTGATCTTAAGGAGAAATAACATGCCAGTATTAACTAAAAAAATTCATAAAGAAATGCTGATTGAATTAACTAATCGTTATGAAAACCTTAAAGAAAAATTCAGCTCAAGGGCATTAATTTCTGCTAGAGAAGGCGTAAAAGGGCATGGTTCTTGGATAGCTCCAGATAATCATTGTGCAACTCTTGGATCTTCTCTAGAGCTCTCAATAGCTGTGGAGGATTTTAAGACAATCTTAGCTGAGATTAAGAAACTTAAGTAATGGAGCCAATTGTGATCAAACGCAAATTCTTGCCAGAACTCCTCGGAATGAACCTTTACCAGACTGGTCGCAACGAATCTTTTTATGCCTGGAATCATAAACATGCCATCAACAAGAGGCCAAAAGAATTGATTTATTTTGTTACAGATGTTGGGAGAAGAATATTAATTATTAACAAATAACCTAGAGAAATAAACTATGGATAAAATAATAGCATTTATTGTTGGTATAACTCTTGGAACTGGTGGAATGTTCTTTGCTGTTAAAAGTGATTTAACAGATAGTGATAAAATAATAGCTAACCTGGAGAAGAAAGCAAACCTCGTGCCTGTCGTAACTGTTGACGCTCTAGGCATTTGTAAAGTAACCCAAGGAGGCAAAACATACATGTTAATTGATGTTACTAATGAAACGAAAGCACTAGATGGAGTTAAACAAAAAGTTGAGAAGGAATAAAAGGAGAATGTTATGAGAGATATAATATTTTACGAATACAAATGGGATACTATGAAAAGATGTAATGTAAAAGTTGAGGTAGGTAAAGCAAAATTTCATCAGTTTGGAGTGAATTATGAAGAATTTGAAAATGGTCCTGGGAATTTCTCAACTGCAATAATTGAAAAGGAAGACGGGAGTGTTGATAATATTCCTGTAGAATTGATTAAGTTTATTTAGATCATTTAATAAATCAAGAGGAGAAATAATGTGCAAAAGATTACTCGAATATTTAATGCTTTTCTTACTCGCTTGTGTAACATTCAGTCTTTTTTTACGCGAAAAAGTAAAAGCTCTTATGATCAGGATAGAAAAATAATGCGAATAGCTAGACTACATATTCGGAGGGTAAAATGAAGACACTAAAAAATGCTTTGTTATTCTTAGCCTCTTTTACAGCTATCGGCTTATTTGTCCTTCTCATTGATAAATTATATCCCACACCTCCGATTGATCAAGCAGCTTTGCAACCTTTTACAAGTAAAAACCTTATCTCAGAAATAAGCAAATAACTATGAATATACCTATCGAAGCTATACGCGCAGCCAGAGATGCTCTTGAACTACAGTATATAATAGCTTCAAGTAAAGAAAGTCTAAAAAGTTGGGGATTACCCTATAGAAAGATACAAGAAAAGATTAATAAGACAAACAAGCGATATATTACTGAACTGGACAATTGGCTAAAGGAGGTGGAGAAATGAATGTCTATTTACTTTATCGTCTTGAATCTGTTGGTTATGATGAATATGAAGCCAAAGTAATTGTTGCCAGGACTGATTATGAGGCTCGATCATTGGCGAATGTTAAAACTGCTGATGAAGGACCAATCTGGAACGATCCTACCAAAGTTGCTTGTGCAAACTTGGATTTGCATGTTGCTCGAGTTGTACTTGAAGCATTTAAGGCAGGATGAAAAAGGCACAAAAAGGTGAATTTTTTTGTTGACAGGACGCCGATCTTCGGTTAAAGTGAACCGTAACAATTCGGGATTTTCCCGGACAAACCGGAGGCGGAATTTCCGGGTACTACTCGCTGGGCATATCGCCCATTCTACAAACCCCCTAATTAGGAGATTCAAAAATGAGCATGATCAAAGTAGTTAGCAACCAGGCATCTCGTGAAATCACCGTAACTGAGCCGGCAGTCCTTAACCTCGGAACGATTGAGGAAATGGTACAGGCTCTCGGTGAGGATCTTACCGTGAACATGATTAAGAACCAGCTGAAGGTCAGTTTCCGCGCAGTTATTCGTCGTAAGCTGGAAGAGAAAGACGACAATAACGAGTTCAGCAATACTGACGAAGCTATCACAGCTGAGGACTTCAGCGACTGGAAACCGACTCTTCGCATTACCAAGACTCCTGAGGAGAAAGCTCTGGAAGCTCTTGGCAATCTGCCTCCGGAAATCAGGGATGCAGTCTTGGCCCAGTTCAACAATCGGTAAATTAATTACATTATATCCTGCCCTGGAGTTTAATGTAATTAATTATTTGGTGAGTGACGGAATAGGTAGACGTTAGAGAAATCTGACCTAGATACAACCCTCGCCGTTGTAAGGTGCAAATCCTTACATCACCAAAGTATTTAACTCTTACTGCCGGAAACGCATTGGATAGCAAGTCCATGCGCACCATTCGACCTGAATTGACAGGTATCGCCAGCATGACGATGTTGGAATCGGCTTCTTAGTATTAGTTTTATAGAGAGATACTTATGCAAATAGGAAAAACTGAAAAGATTAATGTTTTACGAGCAGAATCAAATTTTGACAAAGCGTGTAATTCAGCATACTGGATGGAAATAAATAGATTTAGAATTAATGAAGATGATCATCTTTACACATTTTATGCAAAGGCTTTAAAGACCATCGAATAAAGAATTCAATTAAATTCAACGAGAGGATTTCTCAAATGAATAAGCTAAAAGAAATTGGTGGTTTATGCCCCACACTTTTTAATTTAATAGAAATATGGAAAAGTAATTCTACAAGAGCTAGTGGAAGATTTAATTTTATTTTCTTTTGGATGTATCCAATTATAGCAATAGTTTTATTACCAGTTACTTTAATGGCTTTAATTGAATGGATTTTCTCTAAAGATTGTTAAAAGAGTTTTAACTTATCTTAAAGGTGTTCAAATGAATGAAAAACTAAAAGAACTAATAATTTTTATAGCTAAAAATTCAGAGCAAGAATCATTATTTTTAAATCCTACTCCTACTTGGAACATTAATTCTCATTTATTGTTAGGAGAGCTTCAGAGATTATATAATTTAGATGTAGATGAAATTGATTCTATATTGATAGAAAATCAATCTGAATAAATTTTAAATCTCTTAAAAGTAGGGCGGTGTTCAATGAATTTTTACGAAAAAATAGACTACAGTGCATTATCTACATATCTTACGTGTCCACGTAGGTTCCTTTTCCAATATGTAATGAACCTCAAACCTGCCGGACAATCCATCCACCTTGTATTTGGCTCATGTTGGCATTATGGCCTTGAAGCCACGTATAACATTCTAATTAAGGATTCTTCACCATCTGTACTTGATGCAACTGAAACCTCCATCAAAGCATTCCATAAGCTCTGGAAACTTGATGGCGAACCATTTTGGAAGAACGAAGATGCAATCTTTCCCAAATCTCCCGGACATGCAGCCAATATGTACAAAGGCTATTGGGATCGCTTTCTTGTAAGTGATGTAAAAAATCGTTCAATCTTGGCTGTTGAAGCACCATTTTCTATCGACTTATCTACTAACGGATCGAAGCTGCCAAATTATATTGGTCGCATTGACCTAATCTTTTCCAGCGGTGAAAACGGAATTGATATTCTCGACCACAAAACAGCTAAAGCTATCTACTCTACAACACCCCAAACTTTTGAAATGTCATTCCAGTCAGACGGTTATCTAACCGCTGGCAGAATTTTTTATGATAAAATCCCAACCATTACTTATCGAGTCGCTCTTTGTCAGAAAAGTAAGATTGACTTCATCCCAATTACGATCAACAAACGATCCGCTGCAATTGAACACTTCTTGTCTGATCTTTGTCATTATGCCAATGAGATTCAGCACAACTTAAACCTACTTGAAGAAGATAAAGTTAACTGCCGGGAACGCTCGGATGTATTGCAATCATTCCACAGGAATCCAGGCTACGCATGTACGACCTTTAGCTCAGTTTGTCCTTATTATGATCTTTGCAGACTCCGTAATAATCCGTTGCACTGGATGGAAAAAGCACCTCAAGGTTTTATTCATTCTGAATGGGACCCGGAACTGCATGAGGCAAAGACTAAGCAGAGGTTGAGTGAGGTATAATCATGAGCTATTATTCAGATGATCCTGCAATGGTAAGAGTTGATTTCTGGAAACCTTCAGGTAAGTGGTACACTACTGAATCAGTAAAATGGACTGGAAAGTATCGAAAGAAAAATAATGATGATGGATGGGACATTCATGAACAACTTGCAAAATCCCTTAGAGATCATTTTAAAGATACTCCAGATAGATTATCTGATATGGATGCAACTTGTCTGGAGCCATATCACGAATATTCACATCCCATTCAACTTAAGGCTGGTAGTTGGAATAAAGAGTAGTTAAGATTACTATCATTTAAAGGAGTTTTAAATGCAAACATTCACCTTAGCTTACAGAATTGAGCCTGGAGATTCTTGGAGAGACAAGAACAGTATCAATATCAAAAGCAATCTTGCAGAGGATAAAATGCTTGAATGTAAGCTCTCTGAAAGTCTTGTAGAATATCTTAAGAAAGAAGCTGTTGTTCTTGAACCAGATAAGTTAATTCTTACAATCGCTGAGGCACAGAAACGAGAAATCCAAACTGTACTTGAAAGCATGGACGATATGGCTATTCAGGCAAAAGTTCATGCTGACAAAGCACATGAAATCTTGTCAACAATTGCTGAAGAATCAGAGAAGAAGTATGAAGAGATTGAAAAGAAATTCTCAGCTACAGAAAAACGTTTTAAAGATAAGATGATTTCAACTTCTGAGAGTATTAAAACTCATATAGAGAAACTTTCTGCAATTGAGGAAAAGCTGACAAAGATTGACAATTGGAAGTTGGAAAAATTAACTGCATCTCTTAAGCAGATAACTGAACTTGTAGAGGCTGATCCTGAACTTGTTAAGCTGGTTTTGGATTACAAGAAAGCATAATTATTTCATTTAAAGGAGTTTTAAATGAATCCACAAGTAGCTACAGCGCCAAATTTTAACAAAACAAAGCTAGTTGAGAAGAAACGATATTTTAACCTCAAATTTTTACTGACCGGAAACTCAGGTTCTGGCAAAACTCACTTTACAGCAACCTATACCAAGGGGCCACTTCACTACTATATGTTCGACAAGGGAGGCGAAAAGACAATAGAGAAAATAGCATCCAAAAGGAACGATATTACAATCGATAATTTCTCCACAGACTCTTTACTCTTTTCCGATTTTTGGCGTACATTCCAGGAGGATGAAAAAAATGGTTTGTTCCAATGGCTGAAGGAACAGTCAGGCATGTTAGTACTCGACTCTCTGACTAATGCTAACAAGAAGGCAATTCACGAAATTGAAAAAAAGTCTGATATTATTCCAAGCGGCATAGGTAAAAAGATTGACATGAAGAAGGGCATGGCACCTGCTCATTGGGGCCAACTCTTGAACTGGATGAGCACTTTAGTAAGCTCACTCCAGGAATTGCCTTGTGCAGTTGCAGTTACTGTCCATTTGCATACACTCATGAATAGTGACCAGGAAGTAGTAGCAAGGTATCCTGCAGTCAATGGTCAGTTCAGGCAGTTGCTTGCAGCAGATTTTGATGAAGCCTATCTGTTGACGACGCAAGGAACGAAGCGACAAATCTTCTTTACAGAGAAACTAGCATTCGAAGCAAAATCTCGTGTGTTTGATATGCCAAAAGTTGAAGGAATATCAATGGACCAGCTTGCAGCAGCATATCTGGCGGGTAAAACAGTTATTCCACAATCCATCTCAGCTTAATTAAAGGAGTTTTAATTATGAAAATTGGATTCAAACCAAAAAGTTATAACGACGTTATATGCTTTGAAATTCCTGATAAAGAAGATGAACAATTTATAGATGATATTTTTAATTCTATTTCAGTAAGCTCAGAAGGAGAACTTGACTTTGTAGTAACGGTTACAGGCAAAAAGTCTAATACAGATGAATACGTTAACCCAAAAGATGAAAATAAATAAAAAGGAGAAAACAAGACATTTAAAACAAAAACTAACAATTAACTAAAAGCAACCAATCTTTGATCGAAGAATCGTTCTTTGGTCAAGCAGCAAAAAAAACCTATTTAAAGGAGTATTAACTATGTCTATGATTCCTAATCTGTCCGAAATTCCTGACAAAGCTCCCGTTGAAGCTGGCGAATATGACTTGACTATCTCTAAGGTCAAAGAGACCAAGTCTCAGCGTACTGGCAGATATGGTTGTCAGCTGATTATTAACGTCGACGGAGAAGATAATGCATCAACTATTTTTCACACTCTCTGGTATGGTAATTACAAAGATTATCAGGGCGATGATGAGGAAAAGAACAACCTCATGTGGAGAATGGTTAAAGATTTCCTTCGCGCCCTGGGGCTTGATCCCGACCAGGAAACTGACGAATCAGATTTGGTCGGCCTCAATTTTACGGCTGAACTCAGTTTTAACGATGGTATGTCGACAGACGATGATGGTAATCCGATTAAAGTTGGCCAACCCAGGAATGAAATTGCAAGAGTAGTTTAATAACGGAGCTTTATGATCAAGTTTAATTCGATATTAGAGTCTAGTTACCACTTTCAGTTAGCTAGGTCTGGCATTGCCTGAACAATGTCATTCTGAACGAGGCGTTGATGTGACGCCTACAAGATATCGGAATAAATAATAACTTGTCGTTCAAATATGAACGTAACTTTTTAATTAGTTTCGCAAGTATTTGAACGACAACTTTTTATTT